AAAGCTTGCTCAGTATTACCAGACTCTAAAACAGGTTTAACAGTGTTACCGAATTCAGAGGCTAATTGTAATGTTCTGTTTTCAATATCAACACCGGCCTGTTGCTCGCCTGCTACTTGTTGTTGCTGTAATAACTGGCTTTGTATTGGCGCCTGGTTTACTTGCTCTTGTAATATTTGAGCGTTCAAAGGGTTGGTAATTTCACGTTGATCTATTACTTGCTGATTACCACGCCTATTCTGTGCTTGATTTAAAGCATTCTGAAAGGTATTTATAACCTGTGACCCAGGCGCAAGAGATGGCCCTTGTACTGCTAATGATATTCTTGGATCTATAGCCACCTTAACCCCCTTGATTCGCTAAAACACCGCTTAGTATTCCAGCTATATTATTTACGTTTTGAGCATCTACGTTAGCACCGGCTGTATTTGCGTTTGCTGCACCAACGATACCACCAGCTAAAGCCGCACCTTGACCAGTTAATAGACTGCCTTGATTGGCGGCAGTATTTTGACCAAAGTTTAACAAGTCACCAATAGATTGTTTCTGACCTTGAATTAATGGGGATGCTGACAGTAAAACGTTATTAGATAGTTGTTGTAATGTATCGCCAGCACTTAACCTACCCCGACTAGCTGCGCCCTGTTGAGTTTGCCGGTTTGCATTATCAAGGCTTAACTGAAATAAAGGATTGTTTTGCAGGAAATCAAATTGGGCTGTCGGGTCCGTTAGGAATCCTGCCTGATCTAATCCTTGCTGTCCTATCTCCTGAAACGGGTCTAATAAAGCCGATGCTTGCTGACCAAATTCAGCTTGAGTTTCACCGGCTGCAAGAGATGCATTTGCAGCGCTCTTTGCTGCGTTAGATTGCTTGTTTGCTGCTACGTTAGTACCTACCGCGCCAATTACTGCTGCTGCTGCTACTCCCCATGGCATAATAAACCCCCTTTAGTATATTTATCTTGTTTTATGCAAACTATCATAGCAATGCGTTCCTTATTAGAGTTGTTCTTTACCCAGTGATTGTAAGAGTTATCAAAGGCCCATACATCACCTAAATCTGGATCTATATCTCCCTCATCAAAACCAAATACTGAACCTTTTTTATTTTCAATAGGTATATAGTATTTGTCGTAGTATTGAGCGTGCCAGCCTTTATCAGTATGCTTAAGCATTTCACCGCCAACAGGTAAGCGAGTAATTAAAACGCCGCCTAACCTTTCACCGTCAACCATGTTCATAATTTCAAAGCATAACCTTTTACATTCTGGTAAATCTTTTAGCCATATAGAATCATGCTCATTGGAAATCTTGGAGTAATCACCAGTTTTAGTGACTTCTGCAATGTCTCCGTATCTCAACCAAATATCATCCATTTGAGCCATAACAGGACCGGCATTTTTACGAGCGCTAAACTCACCAAATAGATTGGCGTTATTAGCTATTTCTTTTCTAGCTAAGGATATATTTAAACCGCTGTAAATCTTATTGTATGCTTGCATATAAAGCTTTAGCCGCCTCTCTGTCTATCTCGTTAGATTTAACTTGTATATTAAACTTAGTTATATTTAAGTATTTATCATCCCATGGCGTATCAACTAGGTACCGCCATATTTCTTTTAATCTATAGTCGATGTCTGATTGATTTACGTGTAAGCCTTTTAGCTTTTTAATCTTCTCATTTGCATCTAATATAAATATTCTGCTATTCATGCCATAAGTATGATCACACCATTCAATACACTTTTCTATTTGCTCATCGGTCTTGTTAATAATAACTACTTTAGAGTTTTGTATTACATTAACACCCAAAGAAACCAAGCCTGTCGAGCTATCACCAAAACCTTTTATTTTATCTTTATACTCTTCGATTGAATGGCAGCCGTTTACAGCCTCGTGGTAAAAATAAACATCTGATTGAGACATAAACACAGATAACCACGCCGTCCTGCTTCTTGGTAACCCTGCTATAAACATTATAAATTAATCAAAGTCGCTGTTATATTCACGTTAATAGCGTTATCAGCACTTGCTTTAGCTTGAATTATACCACCTTTTACCAGTGCTTGACCAATCATCGCAGGAGCAAGGTCGTTTCTTGATGCCCTAACGTCCTTCTCGGTGATTATTTCGTTTAACTCAGTCGACAACCCTGCTTGAATCAATCGCACCGTGTAACTCTCTGTAGTGGCTGAATAGTTGTTAAATACAGCCGAATCAATGCCGATACCGTCTAAAGCATCTGGCACTGTATAGATATCTTGAAACGCTGTTGTTAGATTGCCGCCAAATACTATCGGTTGTAGTGGAGTAGTTGCCATTATAAATCATCCTGGTAAGTTATTGCTGCATCCATATCGGACGCGTTGCCAGATGTAACCCTTGCTGTTACAGATACAATCATTCCTGGTGGGATAGAAGTTAAAGCATTCTCAAGGTCACTAGAAAAACTACCTTGTGATTTAACATTAAAACAAGCAAGCACAGACCCACCGGTTATCTCGACGTTGTCCGTTGCTATTTCTGCTAATTCCTGCGCGCCTTGGGATTCAAATATCAAAGATGAGCCGGTCGCGACAGTAGGGTTAATAATAACCTCGTAAACTGCTGTCTTTGTTGTGTCTGTTGCTAGGTTTAATGATCTAGGTAATAACTCAGCCCTGTTAGCCGTTCCGTTAAATGATAGCCTATTTTTTATTGCTAAAATATTTGTCCTATCTTGCCCTATACCTGTAGCGGAACTACAAAAGCCACGCTGAGGTCCATCAAAAAATATATCACCCTCAACAAATATAGAACCAGAAGCGCCTTGCACGATAATATCTGAAGTGTTACCTGTATTTCTAGCTGCCCAACCCATCCTAAATATAGGGTTTTGAACGCTAGGAACTAAGGAGGTATTGGCAAATTTAATTATATGAACTAATTCAAACTGCGCAGTTTCTGGGTCTTCTATGAAAAACTTAATACCACCAAAACCTAAATATTGTAGCTGTATTTGATAGACGTTACCTAAAGTCGGGTCTATATCTATATTTGGATTAACATTCCATTGTGATTTAGGGGTCCATGTGTCTGTCATTACTGTGCCGTTCTGTATTTCTGTAAACGAAGCGGCTGAACCAGAAGCTAAAGGGTTATAAGAAAATGAACCGGCGCCAAAGTCAGGTAGTTGAGCAAGACAAGTGACAGTGTCATCAGTAGATGAAAACCTATAACCTGGAACTTGACCGCCTAAACCAACCGCTATCTCATAAGCATTATGCTGAACAGATCCCGAGGTCAACGAAACTGTATATATATTACCGTCAACAGTTATATCCACATTACCGGTGCCGTCAGATGTTACTTGTAATTCTTGAAGCTCTAACGCTCCATCTTTAGAATGAGATATTCCAAACTCAGTACCATCAAAGCCAAAAGTAAATCCACTTTCTGATGTAATAAACCCCGCTTGTTGGGTGCTATTTGCAACACCTTGTGTAAACAAAGCGGTAAACCTACATAGCAACCCTTGTCCGGCCCTGTATGTAGCCTCTCTTGAGGAAACTATAGCAGACACGTTATTGGCTCCGGTTCCGGTTGATGCTGAAAACTTAGAGTCTATAGTTGTAGCTGTTCCGCCAAGAACAGCAACCAGCACATCACTTCTGAGTCCGTATTGGGCTGTGATTTGTAATACAGCGTTTAGTTCTGCCACCTGTGCTTCGCCAAATGCTGTAGTTGCTGGCTCTTTAAATACATTATTGCTCATTTATATCTCGCTCCAGTCAGTACCATCAAATACCAAATGCATACTGTAATTTTTAACGTTTATTGTTTTGTTTGTAAATCCATCTATTGAGCCGATAACATTTATTGAGTCACCTCTCCTTTTAATATGAACCTCATCATTTTCTACCGCTTGAGTATTTAACGTAACAACAATAGGCGAAGTGTTTTTACAGATGATTATTTGAAACTCTTCTGTTGTCACACCTACCGTTGTATTTATTATCTCAAATTCTTTTAATTCTAATGAGTTTATTTTAGCAGAGTTACGGCTAGTCCTACTTGATGAGCTTGTTATGTTTTGTTGGGAATCTTCAATAGCATCATTAACACCGCCAGTCCTTTGGTATAACTGAAAGATGATAGTGTTTAACTGTCTTATATACTCGCGTGTTTCACCGTCTTGAAGAAACGCTCTTGGTACTTTTAGTGCTGGAGGTGGGTTAACTGATGACATTATTTACCTGCGAATCTTAAGCTTACAGATGCACTATAAACTGAGTAATTAACAGGATCGCTTGTTGAGAATCTAAATATCCTAGAGTAAAACGTTCCTAAGTTATCGAATTCAACCAGCAATACAAACTCACCTAACCGACCTACACGCGCCCTTGCTCCAGAGCTAAACGTTCTGCCGCCATCGTCACTGTATTCAACCATAATTTGAGGGTTATCACCTTGACCAAGCACGATACCAACACCAGTCTCCATTTCAATAGCTAGAGTTGACATGCCTATTCGGTCTTTTTTACTGCCACCGATTAAAGTGGCATCAACGGTTTGTGTTACTCTTGTTCGCTGCAATACTTCGCCGTTATTTTGATAGGTATCTATGTCTAATTCATATACATTGCCGTTAGATTTATCAGCAACAATTATTTTATTGTAAGCACTGATTAATGATGTGCCTTGATATGCTCCGTCATTTGTACCGCTTGATATTTCAAACCACCCGTCATCACCTAGTGACTCGCTAATAACAAATGTCCTATTACCTGAAGGAAATGAGATAGCATAAAAGTTTTGGCCCTCAAAAGTAAAGGTGTGGCCTAATGCATCATCAACTCTCGAATAGCTTTGTATTTCATTCGATATAGCATCAGTACTTATTCTTTCTTTATTACCGCCAGATGCGCGATAGATAGCGTAATCATCACCTAGCCAGTAGAAAGCCTCGTCTGTTTCAGCAATAGAGTTAATGGCCGCTAATCCAACGTTAAATATTCTACCTTGTAGTTTTTCGATAGGAGGCGAGCCAACACCAGAGTTAAACCAACCAACAACGGAGCGTACACCACAGCGATAGATAACCTCTTCAAACACAAAGTCTCTAACTAGGTCGTCAGGTAATGTTTCCTCACCTATAACATTTAATCCACTAGCCGCAGCGCCGTTACCAACATCTGAAACAGTGGTAAATTTATCTTTAGTGTAAAGAAATTGATTATTAATAAAATCAACCGACTTAGCTCCTGTTATTTCAGGGTCCGTGACTTCTATTATTGATAAGCTATCAGTTGAGTATTGATATACTTTTAAATCAGTAACTATAAACAGGTTAACGCCATCGTTAGCCATAATAGCCCGGCCAGCACCAGGGATTGTACCTCTTGACGTATGGTTACCGAATTTATCTATCTCATATAAGACAACACCCTTTACTTGGTAAAGTATCTCATCCATACGATTAAATCCACGGTCCATACCTGGTGCATTGCCAATAACCTTAAGACCAGGAAAAGGCATCAACACATACTGATCTTTGCCGCCGTCATTAAATTGCTGATACCAGTTTTTAGTCTGCTGACTAGATAAGGGCTTGGACCTACTTTTATATGAAGGCCCAGTTGTATTTATAGTGACCGTTTGATATGTCATTAAACTATCATACCCCCGTCTAATGATAGTGCAGGAGCAGGGCCGTATCTTCCTTTCTTGTCTGCTTGATTGGCACCGTTAATAGCACCAATAAACTTTTGAGCATAGTTAGCTTCTTGCTCTGAATCCTGAGCGAATCCAAATAACATAGCCAAAGCGCCGAATAAATAAATCTGAGGGTGATTGGTAAGTATCTCGTTAGTCTGGTTATCTGCTGTTAATGGCTCTGCTTTACGGAAGTATTGAATCTCTAACGTGTAATCACTGTCAGGTACGCGGCCGAATTGTATCTCGTTACCGATGATAGTATAAAATAATGGTTTACCGGTAGCAGGTTGTTTAAATAACTGCTCTGGCGCCTGATACCTTAATTCACCTGAATTATCACCAAGCACTAAACGAACTGACCGAGCGCTTTCAAAGTTAGGTGGTAACTCTACGTATTGACCAGCTACAGCAGTTGTTGAAACTATAGCCATACTACGCACTTTTAAAGGCTGTACGCCATTTGAATACATAGCATTTTCAGCTAACTGTATAAAGGTATCAATCCTATTGCCCATATCATTACGGTGAGAGTAGTCAACAATCTCTTTAACTAAGTTATCAAACGTGTCTAGCATTAGATTACACCTTGTTTAGTTCTTAGTTTATTCCATGCTGGATCGTTTAATTTACCCAACAGAAACTTTCTATTTTTTACGTCTAAAGGGTTAACACAATCAGCACCTTTAGCTTTTAATTCTTCTGTCCACATCACAATAACAATAGGAGGGATAGAGGCCATACGATGCCAGTCACCTTTAAATCCTTTTTGTCCGGCGTCCATGTGGGTTTTATTATGCTCAATAAACGGCTTAACATCCTGAGTCTGATAAACTTTAATTTTACCGTCTGAGTCTTTAGAGTATTTTTCTAATATACCTGTTTGAGCATCTAAATCGTACATTTAAACAGCCTTAAGTTTTTTGAATGCCGCATATTCTTTTTCTGTACAATCAAAGAATTCACCTTTTGCAATCTTGCCTTTATTGGTGAACAGGGTCTTAAGTGCAAGCGCCCTAGGTCGAGACTTTTCTTTTGTTTTCTTTGTTTTTGAATCTGTCATTTTATTGACTCCTTAAATAAATGGGCGTCCTTGCCCTATGTTATTCCTATGAAGTTAATGCAGTGATGATGCCGCTTGATTTTTCATTACGTGCTTCAAGAGTATACTCAGAAAGAATTTGAACTCGATCTGAATCACCAGTTTTAGCCAATGGAGTTTCTTGAAACTCAGTAATTGAAGCCATTGCCCACATGTCCATTTGCAATACAAGCATTGAAGTTTGTACTTGAAAACGGTTAGGGATTAAAGCTAACGAACCAAAATCTGATACGTAAATATCAATTGCGGTTTGAACTGTTGCACTATTACCATCAACGATACGTTGAGCAGCACCGGCAGTACCACCATTAACAATGCCTGATGTGGCTTGTTTAATAGTTGATCCAACCATGATGGTATCAGGCTCTCCGCCCTCATCCCAAATAGATGCTAAGACAGCTTTTAAGTCAGCCTCATCAAATGCCCGGTTAGTACCTGGAGTGTTTGCATCCGTACCGTCACCAGTAGGAGCAACAGCGCCAACACCACCTTCAAAGTTAGTAGCTAACCATGATTCAACACCGGCCAATTCACGAGCCGTAGACTCTGAACCAACTACTTTAGCGTTGTTAGCAAGCAATGCCGATTCCATATCACGCTTAAGCTCTTTAGCCATCTTCATGATTTGATAGTCCATCTCATCACCACGACCAGCAGAATCAATCTCACGCTGTGTACGTGTTACGCGTGGAACCTTGTCGCTAATCTGTGTAATGTTACCTAAGCGCACCGTTGGGATAGCTGCGGTAGTTGTTGCGTCATTACCTTCAATTACGGCATTTGAAGCACTAGCAGTTGCTAAGCTATCTGTTTGCCATTCATGGTTAGTAGCAGTTGCCACGCCATGACCAATGCCCGAAATAAACGGGGTTTGTGTAGGGGAAATATCATAAATGATATCGCTTAAATCTTCACGATTACCGATGGCATCGTATGTACTTACTGTATCAGCTGGAGTAGCCATAATAGTTTACCTTTAGTTGTTAAGTTGTCGTTTAAGTTTACGTAAAGCAACTGCATTTTTATCTGAAGGATTCTTTTTAAATGCTTTTTTAGCTGCATCTAAATCCGTCTGGATACCGTTTGCCGCTGCTCTTGGTTTAGTAATCACCGGTGCTTTGCGTATCTTCTTTTCAATAGCTGCATTTTTAGTATTCAATGCATCATACTTAGATGCTTTTAACATCATTTGAAAATCATTTGCTTTAAAGTTTGAAAAGTCACTGAACCCGTTGCTGGTGGCGTAATCTTGAATCGACTTCATATCAGTTTCAAAAGCTTTGGTTTGCTTACCGTCTTGTAACCAAGTTGGATTGCTATCCCATAGTTTTTTGTGCTCTGCCACTACGTCAAAACTAGACTCTTTTTTAGTTGACTTATTCTTATCAACAAACTGTTTACGCTTATCCATTTTTTCGGTGTAATCAATATACTTTTCCGGTTCGTACTCTCGTAATTCTACAAGTGCCTCATCAGATAAAGACTCTTCGCTTATCATTGCCTCAAGTGTCGATATGTGGCTATCAAACTTAGATTGCTTATCTTTAAAAGCGTCAACCTCTGCCTCGAAATCTTTACGGCTATCGGCTAACTCTTGAGTTTTACGAGTATAATCAGCTTGCATTAGTCCGTTAGCTTTCCACTCACTGAGTTGGTTTGAGCTTACTTCTTCACCGTCAATATCATAGTAAAAAAGGTCTGTTTCCTCGTCATTCGTTTGTGCTGCTGCAACTTCTTCCGCTGGTTCATCAGTTTCCGTTGTAACTTCTTCATTAGCTTGCGCCTCTGTTTCAACTACTTCTTCTACTGGTGTATCTTGCGACACATTAACAGCTTCGGCATTCTCGGTTGGCGCTTCTTTCAAAGGCTCCGTAGTACTTCGGCTTAGTTTAATTCTTTCTACAATTGCTTGTTCTGCTGTTTGCATGTTGTCAGTCCTTCCGGTTGTTGACGTTAAGTTTAAATAATATTTCTAACTGTATGCTTTGCTTGTTCTAACATTGATCTAGCATCCTTACCTTCTTTGATAGCTCTAGTGAACTTATCCAAGAATAGCTTTAATACTTGCCCTTGATTGTATGCTGACAACCTCTCGGCCTCGCTACTTAACTCAGTGCTTTCAAACTTATTAAGTAAGTCGCCACGACAAGAAATAATAAACTCTTGTATTAGTGGATCGTTAAGCAGTTGATCGGCGCGTTGAGCTTTCTGTATTGTGTTCTTTAATTCTATTTCACTACGCATCTAATCCACCTTGTAACTCTGTGTTGTTATCTAGTTCAAGTTTTGTAATAGCTAAAGCCTCGTCGGATTCTTGCTTCTCATCTTTCTGGTCCGTAGTAATATCAAACTGTCTAATCTGTTCACGCAATTTAGCTATCTCTATTTGTGCGTCACCTTGAGCCTTGACTAATGATGCATTAGCTTTGATCTCTTCAGCCTCAGCTAATGGATTTTGTAGCTGTTGCATTTGCTCTTGTTGCTGGAGAACCATTTTATTAAGCAATTCGTTTTCAGCCTTAAGCATTTCATCTGGCTCTTCAGGATTATTAAAGAACTCGTCCACTCTTGGGAATCCTAAGCCATCAGTAATGCGCTTTAATGTATTGTAAATATCAACCTCATCAGTTAATGGTGAGCCTTGCATTTTAAGTTGTTGCTGAATTGCTAACAAACCTTGCAAGCTTTCGACTGACTTCTCATTATTGCCAGCACCTAAGCCAACGTTAGATTGAACGTGATGTTTAAACTTCCATGATGTAGGATTAACTGTTAATGCTTTGCCTAATACTCTGAACTCTGTTTGAGTATCTTGGAATCTTGACACTAACCATGCGATACCTTCATAAAGTTTACGAAATCCAGTCTCGGCATAGTTACGTGCAATCAATTCAATCTTAGCGTCTGATGCATCCTTGATACCATTGAAGCGTGTTGCTGTCTCACTGGTAATCTTATCTGCATCTAAACCCTGATTAGGCAATAATGCACCTGTTGTTTGTGCTCTTGCTTGATCAACATATTGAATAACTTGTAATGTCCTGTCACCAATATAAGGAATAACCAAAGGCATTACAGCCTGCGCAGGCGTGATTTTAGTATCGTCATCTAAACGAATAATACCGTTAGTACGCACCGTTAATAAATCATCTAAATCGACATCAGGATGCACAACATTACGAGGGTTGTTAACCATGTAAATATTGTCATTCATACCACGCACTAAAGCTGTTTTCTGCAACTGTGTCGGGTAAGTAATCTCAGCACGACTTCTACCGATAGCTTTGTGAGGCATTAAGATTGCTGATAACGAGGCGTAAGGTACATGATTAAAGTATTCGTTAACTAGAATCTTGTTACCGGACACCATTACATGTCTACGCTCTGCGATACCATCACCATCAAAATCTATCTTGACGTATAAGTCTGATATTTCTACGTACTGACTAGCCCACTCGTTAATCGTTCCGTCTGGATTGTTGCCGCCTTGGTCACGGTCACGTACTGCTTTAATATTTGAATTGCGATTATCTTCTTCATCAACAGTTGATAATGTTTCAATCAGTTTACGTGGAAAACCTTCAGCTAATAACTCACCGCGAGTCTTTCTAACTCTATCACCTACTAATTCAGCATCTTCAACACTGGTAGCGTTACGTGATATTAAGAATGATTCAGGTGGTATATTAAGAATACAAACCTTTTTAGTTTCGCGTGTTACTTTGAATTTTAAATCCCATACGCCTGGAGAGGTTTCTTCTTGTTCGGTAACACTTACATCTATTCCAGGACCGCGCATACTTTCTTCTATAGCTGCCAACTCATCACGGTCAACACCGGTGAATCTTTCCTCGTCAACTTCTTTTTGTTCATCAATAAAGTATTTAACTACGCCGTTCTTTTGAATCTCTGCATCTTTTAACCATGCATGAAGTATCTGAAATGATTCTGGCTGATTACGTACAATCCAATTAACATATTTAGTTTTCTGTTCCGCCTCTTCAACTTCTTTATGGTTATCAGTATTGGGCTGAAAGGTTACTACATCACCTGAACCGTAGAAGATACGCATTAACGATGGCATATCAGCCTCGATAACATCTGCTATATCTGTTGATACTACGCTTGATTGATTGGGTATTGCTGAGAATTCACCGGACTTATCACCTAAATATGCAGCTAAGAACTTAGTGTTCTCACGCATAAACTCACCATTATAAATGGCTGCCTGCTCTTTTGCTTGAGATAGCAGGGAAACTAATTGTTCATCCGTCATTTGTGCCATTAATAAAGCGCCCTGATAATAGTTTGAATTTGTTTCGGTTATTTTACCATTGTTTAACATCAAATCATAATGCGCTTTACTATGATGTCAAATAGTATTACTATAGTGTCAGTTGATATCAAATGCAGGGGTTTATATGAATAGCACCACACAAAAGATTAAATCAAAGGGTTACAGTTTGCCTGAGTTTCTTAAGGTAGTTGGTTTTAGCCTTAGTACTTACCGTAGATATGAAAAGACAGATAATGATTGTCATGCAATGTTAAATAGATTAATTAATGAATTGGAGAATAAATATGTTTACGTCATTCCCGCAAAACCACAGGACTTATAACGTACACTTTAAAGATAAAGAGACACGAACAGTCAGGGCTATTGGTTTTGATGTTAAAGGAAAGTACATAGTATTCTTTAATATTAACGGGAATACTTTGGCTATTCTTGATGCAATTGAGGTTATACAGCAATGATTGATCTACCAAAAGAACTACAAGAGCAGTTTAAAGAAATATTCGAGGGTGATGATAATGAATAACGACATAAAAACAGCACTAGCAATATGTGGTGCTTTATTTTTATCAGTAGAGTTGATTAACTTTTTAACTGCTATATTTCAATTGTTGACGGAGGTTTGATGTGAAGAAAGTTAAAATAATATTTAGGTTTATCAGCCTCTTATTTTACGGGTCATTGTTGTTTTTATTATGGTTAATCATACCAAAGGCTGTAGAGGCTAAAATAAAAAATATGATCATAGATAAAAAGGATTCCACACTAGAGTGGATAGATAAAATAAGAGTTAAGGTTTATAACTTATGAATAACACAGATAAACTATTAAGAGCTTTTATAGAGGCTAGTGGGTTTGATATTAAGGAGATTAAGCGTGAGTTTTACAAAGGCGAATACAAAGGCCTTAGTACAGAAATACATGAAGAGGTTATTGATTACAAAGTAACTAAGAAGCCTGAAGATCATTTTGATTATCACGGCGTAGATAAAGATTACTCAATTACAGCGTCACCAGTTATTATAGAGGTTGTTGATAACAAAGCAACCAAGCAGGAGTGTCATGGTGATTTATTCAGTCTTGGTTGTCAGGTTGCTAATGATGATATTAGAAGTAGGTTAATGTTATTGGGTTTTGAGTTAGATAAAAATCAAATGCACGATGTAATGGAAACTATAATCTTTCACATAGTGAGATCATAATGAAAAAGATACGTAACTTTAAATGTTCAGAGTGCAAAGAAAGCTTTGAGCGCATGGTAACCGATGATGTACTAATAGTTAACTGTGAGTGTAAAGGGTTGGCCAATCGTCAACTGTCAGCACCTAGAGTGATTGGTAATACTACTGGGTTATCTCCTTCGTTTAGTAATAAGAGGTTTTAAACAACAGTAGACTTACCATAGTCTAGTTTCTTTTTCTTCTTGTCCTGTCGTACTGGTTCAGCAAATGTCAGTGCGGCGGCGTCACCATAATCAGGACTAAACCCATACTCTTTCTTTATCCTGTCCTTGGACCATAATACTTTTCTGTCTTTATTATCCCAACTGTACGGGCTTGCGCATAAATCAGCTTGCATCTCGTCATCATCAGGAATTTGAACGGGTAATGTTTCATCAGTCAGCCAATCAGCTAGCTCTTGCCATATTTCATTACGTTTATTAGTATACTTTTCAGGATTTAAAGGAGTTGATCCAAAGTGTACGGACTTAACGCGGCCCTTGTAGCCTAATTCATGAAGTCTATCAACTAAATCAGCACCGGCACCGTAATCAATAAACATCATGTCCGGCTCTTTCTTTGTGATCGGGTCTTTAGTGTCTAGTATCTTTTTACATATAGCGACATTCTTACCTAGCTTGTCGCATTGCTCACCAATGTAAGCC